CGGGGACTTTGCATGCGTTGGGGAACGCTTTGGGTGTAGAGAACAACCTGGTCCGCCAAGACGAACATCAGTCTTGGGAAGACGAGGATCCAACCACTCAACGTGTCGCCAACCTCGAAGCCCAAGTTGCCCGTCAGGCGCAGACGCAAAGAAAACAGGCGTTGGACAGAGAAGTTTACCGCTTGAAGAGCCATTATGGAGATTTTGATGAACAGGCACTGTTTCAACATGCCCTGGACAATAAGATCTCCAATCTTGAGGCCGCATACACACACATGAATTTCAATGGGTTGGCTGGTTACGCTGGGAAACTCCAACGTGACCAGGATGCCCTTGAGGCGAAACGTGGAGGTGCCCCTGTTGAGGGCGGTAAAACCGTTCAGCAGGGCACTGTTGTGGATGACAACCCCAAGAAGGTTTCTTCACTGCGTGAAGCATTTGCCCTCGCCAAACAAGAATTAGGCACCTAAACCTTTGAAGGGGGTTTTATCATGGCTGGCAACAGCTCTTTTGATGAGATTCTTACTACCACACTTAAGAACTACGTCCCCAAGCTGACAGATAACATCTTCAGCGCAAGGCCGCTATTCTATGCGCTGACGAACGGTCAAACCATTCGTCGGGTCAGTGGTGGTGCGAAGATCGTCGTTCCGATTATTTACGGAACCAACTCGACCGCTGGTTCATACAGCGGCACGGACACTATTGCCGTGACGGCTCAGACAGGCATTTCGGCTGCTGAGTACGACTGGGGACAGTACGCCGCGACAGTGACCATCAATGGCATGGAAGAAGCCAAGAACAACGGTGAAGCTCAGATCATCGACCTGCTGGAAGGCAAGATTTTCCAGACGCAGGAAACGATCATCGAGAACATGAACACCATGTTCTGGGCGGACGGCACAGGTAACAGCAACAAGGACTGGAATGGTCTGGACCTGATTGTTACAAAGCCCAACACTTCCCTTGGTGGGATCGACCCGACTGGTGCGGGCAACTCGTTCTGGGCGTCCACTGAGACAAACCAGGGTGGTGCTCTTACCGCTGCTGGTATGGCGACCCTGTACAACGACGTTTCGGTCGGCAACGATCAGCCGACCATCATCATCACCACGCAGGCTTTGTACGAGAAGTACGAGGCACTCTTGGATGGTCAGATTCGGTACACGGATACCGATGTGGCCGACGGCGGGTTCCAGAACCTGCTGTTCAAGGGCGCACCCGTCACATTCGACGGGGCTTGCACCAGTGGCGAAATGATGTTCCTGAACACCAAGTACCTGCAACTGGTTGCTCACAGCGATGTCTGGTTCAAGCCGACACCGTTCGTGCGTCCAACCAACCAGGACGCTGTGTTCTCACAGTTGCTCTGCTACGGTCAGCTCACATGCAGCAACCGTGCGCGACAGGGTTACCTGTACGGAGCCACCTGATCCTGATGGGACGAGGATTCGCACACGCTTACAAGGTTGGCTCACGCCCATACGGGCAGCCCGTTGGCGACAACTTTCGGGATTCGACACCACGGCCCCAAACCGTGGGGTCTTCCCGAAACGTCCAGCAGGTCAATCCGACAAGCAGCGAACCCGTTGTTCCAGAATCGGTCAGATGCAGTTCTCTGACCCGCGACGGGGCGCCCTGCAAGGGGCGTCCCGTCGGGGACGGGGATCTGTGCGTTTTCCATAGGGAGTAGCCGTGGACATTTCGACCATGAGGTCGTATGTTCGGTCGGTGGTGGACATTGATTCGTCCGACATTACGGACGACACCCTGAACCGTTTCTTTGGCGAAGGGTACGACAAGATCGTTTATTCGGAGAAGCGTTGGCCGTTCTACGAGGTGGCGACGACGTTCACCACCGTTGCCGACACCAAAGACTATACGTTGGCAACCGTTGGCGCATCGGTCGCAACGGGTTTGCGTGAAATAGCGGCACTACGCACCGACAATCATGTAATCACGTTCGTGGGGCGCGACGAAGGCGACGTTGTTTATCCGCTTGACTCGAACTCCTCGGGTGATTCGTGGTGGTGGTCTTTCTGGGCGGACTCTGTTCGCCTGTACCCGACGCCAGGATCGGGGAAAACCGTGTACGTGCGCGGCTACAAGAACCCGACCGCCTTCGGGGCGGGTTCGTCAGACGGGACAGAACCATCCGACCTTCCCAGCCCGTTCCACATTCTCATAGCGACCTACGGGATAGCTCGAGCCTACGAGCAGCAAGAAGACCCTGGCATGGCTGTCCAGTACTTTGGTTTGTTTGAACAAGAGTTCGACAATCTGAAGGCACGCTACGACGACTGCCCCGCCCCGCAGCCCTTGGTCCTAAACGGGCATTCAGCCTCACGTTGGCGGTCGCAAGCAATTTTACCGAACCGTCTCCGTTACTTCTGGGAGTAACGGATGGCACGGGGCGCTGGTGCCCGAACTAGCAGTTATAAACTCACTGCGCTTGAATCGTTTTCTGGGGGTTTGAACTTCAGGTCCGACCAGTTCAACCTGGCGCCCAACGAGTCGCCCGACCTGTTGAACGTGGTCGTAGACCCCCGTGGCGGTGTACGTATGCGTGACGGCGTGTACCGCAGAAACTCAACTGCGCTTTCAGCCGACGTGAAAGGCATCTGGGGCTACCATGACGACGCGGGCAACAACGCCTTGATGGTCAACTATGGGACCAAGGTGGCAGCGTCGGCATCTGGGAATTTCACCGACCTGACAGGGATCACGGCGCGTACCGCTGGGTCCCGCGTGTACGGCATGACGATGAACAACAACGCCTACGGTGTGTCATACGACAAACCTTCATTCAAGTGGGATGGGGCAACATCGTCAGCAGTGGATCTCGGAACTACTTTCGACGGGACCACAGGCAACTTCCCTCAAGCCCAGTACGTGGCCTTTTGGAACAACTTCGCGTGGGCTGCCAACACGTATGAGTCGGCTACGGCGCATAAGACAAGGGTCCGTTGGTCAAACGCCAACGAACCCGAGCAGTGGGGCGAAACCAGCATAGACGCCGATTACGTGGACATAGACAAGGGAGAACACGGCGACTACATAACAGGTTTGGCTCCATACGGCGACCGTCTGCTTGTATTCAAGTCGAATTCGACGTATGCGATCTTCGGGTACGATTCCGATTCGTTCCAGGTGCAACTCCAATCGGCATCGGTTGGCATGGTCCCGCTGAGCACCCCCGCAGTCACCCCGAACGGGGTGTTCTTCTGGTCCGCCCACGAAGGCGTATACCTGTACAACGGCGAACAGTTCGTGTACCTGTTCTCAAAGTTGCAGCCCGCCATAGACGATGGGCGCATCACATTCTCAAATCCCCCGCAACTCGCCTGGGGTGACAACAAACTGTACGTCAGCCTCGACTGGACAGAGGGCGGCTCCACGACACGACGCACGCTGATCTACGACCCGACTATCGGGGAGAGCGGCGCATGGGTGTCAACCAACATTGACGCTGGCCCACTGCACGCTTACAGGTCACCCAACGAAAGAGCCGCCGTGTACGCTGGATGCGTTGACAACACGGGCTGCGTGGTCGATGTTCAAGACGAACAGAACCGCACCACCGACACCTATACGGGGTCTACGGCCGTTCACATTGATTCGCATTTCGTCACCCCATGGTTACATGGGGGTGACCCGATCACGAAGAAAAGATGGGGCAAGCCACGATTCATCACCCTGGCGAAGAACACGATCAAAATGCCTGTTCAGGTATATAAAAACTACGACAAGTCGGGTGCTACAGGCTCTTTCGACGTGGATGTGACAGGCAAGGTTTCTTCGTCGCTGTGGGACACAGCGGAATGGGACAATTCTGATTCCAGCTCCCCCACGTATGCCGCTTGGGACGCTGCCGCAGTTGAATTGGTTGCTGATGTTGTGCGCCTACCCACGATTGGGACAGCACAAGCCATTTCATTGAAGGTAAATGGACCGTCTACAGATCACCATTGGGAGGTGAACGCAATGGCGTTCACATATAATTCAAGGAGATTGCGTTAAATGGCTGATCTGGCCGTATCGAACACTTTCTCCGCTGGTACCACCATTGTGGCTGCCGATGTGAACACGAACTTCGCCGAGATCGTGTCCTGGGCTACGGGAACTCCCACCTTGTCAGCGTCGGGGAACGCAACAACAGTATCAGGGACGCTAAGCGTCAGCGAGTTGGTTACCGCAAACCAGGGCGTCTTCGTTCCAAACAACTATTACGTCGTGTGGGAAGGGGCCACGGCTGACGCTTACGAAACATTTCTGAAGGCAACTGACCCGACGGCGGATCGGACCATTTGGTTGCCGAACGCAAGCGGCACGCTTACTACCGCAGATGACGCCAACGGCGTCATCGGACATTCTGTATTCAACTAAGGAAAGAACATGGCAACATACTCAAAACAACTGCTTTCGGGCGGCACCAACGGCAAGAACGTCAAGGTTGTTGCTACAGCAACGGCAGGAACAACCATTCATACCGCCGTGTCGGGCACTTCCGACATGGACGAGGTGTGGCTGTACGCCTGCAACACTGACGGGTCGGACAGGAAACTGACCTTGGAGTTCGGTGGCACTACGGCACCTGACGATCTCGTCGAGGTGACGATTGGAGCTGAGGCAGGCTGGGTGCTGGTGTGCCCAGGGATCCCGTTACAGAACGGCCTGGTAGTCAAGGCGTTCGCCGCTGCGGCAAACGTGGTGGTCATCAACGGGTACGTCAACCGTATTACTGCCTGATAAATGTTTCGCCAGGACCGCACCAACCCGTCTACCGCCGTATCCAACTGGCGCGGGCGGCATGACGCGCCGAAGGCGTGGCCTTCGACGGCTGTGTCCACTTGGACGAATGGTGGACTGTTCGGCGGCGCTGGTCCTTTGACGGCGTTTGGTGGGATCATCACGCAGTATGAGGATTCTGGTACGACATACAGGGTTCATACGTTTCGTGGGTCGGGCAAGTTTGTTGTGTCTGCTGGTGAGGCTGATGTGGACTGGCTGATCATCGCAGGAGGCGGTGGTGGTGCCCGTTCTGGTGGGGCGGGTGGAGCGGGCGGTATGCAGTCCAGTTCTGAGGCGGCACATTCAGTGTTTGCAGCGAGTACCACATCTGGTGATAGCGGCACGGCTACTCACACGATCACCGTAGGCACAGGAGGAGCGGCTGATCTCACCAGTGGTGGAACCGCTGGGAACGACGGTGTTGACAGCGTGGCATTGGGTACCACTTCTGCGGGCGGTGGCGCAGGTGGGGTTTACGGCAACGCTGGGGTCACGGGTGGTTCTGGTGGCGGCGGCCCTATTAGCACAGCAGGTGGTTCGGGAACCGCTGGTCAAGGTAACGACGGAGGCGCTGGGGACACTGGTTCTGGTGGTGGCGGTGGCGGCAAAGGCGCTGTTGGTGTGGATGGATCGGTGAAGGACGGAGGCGATGGTGGTGCGGGAGCCACAGGATACGGGATCACGGCAACCACACCGACCTACGCAGGCGGTGGCGGTGGCGGTGGTGCCGACGGTGGCGGTGGCTCCTCAGGAGCGGGTGGCTCTGGCGGCGGCGGTGCGGGGGCATTCCAGACAGTTGCTGGGGGGGCCGTACCGAACACTGGTTCTGGCGGCGGCAGCGAATACAACAATATCGCCGCTAGTGGCGCTGGCGGTGCGGGCATTGTCATCATCCGATACGAGGTGGCCGCATAATGGCTGATCCCGCATACATTGTTGACGGTGTTCTCACTGATGGTGAGGCATGGGTCGGTATCGCCACGACAACGCTTGGTTCGGACACGGCCAGCATCACGTTTACATCCACCGACGACGGACAAGTGGGCGATTTCAGTCAGTACATGGATCTTGTTGTCATCACATACGGGAGAACCGCTACGGCTGTTACCCAGGACAACATCTGGATGCGTTTCAACGGCGACACGACTAACGGCAACTATGCGGGCCAGTACTTTGAAGGCAACGGTTCGTGGGCGACGGCGAACCCTGAGGCTCAACCGATTGTCGGAATTCTGCCAGCCAACTCGGCGTCAGCAAACATCTTCGGCGGCATGGTGTCGCACCTGTTCGATGTGAACTCTGGGAAGTTCAAGAGTTCGCTACACCAGTCGGCATGC